AATCTACCGGCTTTGTGAATATCATATCGCAGTCATGCAGAAATACATTTTCCATCTGCAAATAAGGATAAGCTTGATAGTGCTGCTTAACTGCATTCATGATCACACTAGGAATGTAAGTAGGCATCACGCGAGTATCTTTATACTCAAAAAAAGCTATTGTGTTAAATTTCTCTTTTAGCCTTTCATACATAGCAGTAGTCTCTGGCCAGTTAGTTTTATCGTTTTGATCTTTACTAACAGATAACAAGACATGTATCTTATCATCTGGTATGCCCACCGACTTAAAGTTGGTGAGCATAACTTCTAAATGCCATGCGTAATAAACTATCTTAGGTTGTGTGCAAATATAAATCATATTGTTTTTTTTATTAGCATGATCCGTCAAACATTGTTACACTTATTGTACCTCCATCATTTACAACTTGGCCGCTAAATGTTCTACTTGTTGATGTTGCACTTATACAAGTAAGGTTTGATGCAGTGTCAATCACCTCAACAGAGTCATTGCTTATATTTGTGTAAGATACAACAATTGTTCTAGATGCACCAGTCTGCGTAGTTGTAGCCGATGCTCCATCACCAGCAACTATTGGGAATACTGCACCATCAACTTGAACGCCGCCTATTGTTATATTAGTTATTGATGTACCGGCCGTGCTATTAGTAATATCAACAAAAGCATATCCTATCGTTGTAGTTGTAGTAGTTGTGCTTGTTGTAGTTGTTGTAGGCGGAGCCGTTGTAGTAGTTGTAGTTGTACTTGTAGTAGTTGTTGTAGTAGTAACACAATTTACAACTGCTCCGGAGCTTACACCTTTATTTCCAAGATCATCCATAATTGCCACATAATATGTTGCATTTGCAAGCATAGTGTATGTATATTCGGTAGCACCTCCTAAAAAGTCTCTAGTTGCTGAATTGTCTAATCTACTAAGTGCATCACTACTTGAACTAGAACTTATTGCAATATATTCAAAACTTTCACTACCTCCGCTAAAACCATTAGCAGTAATTGTACCAGTACCAGCACCGCCAGTGCAACCAGGAGTCGCACTTAGTGTTATTCCCGGTAAAGTTGTAGTAGTTGTTGTTGTGCTTGTTGTAGTTGTTGTTGTAGTAGTAGGGCCACAATTTGAACAATCAGCAGTTACACTACAAGTTGTACCACAATCATATTCTCCTAATAAAGCATCACCCGGACTATTTACAATAATTATAGATCCACCTTGTATGCAATGATTTCTTGTTCTAGTAATAGTATTTAAATTTAATGTTTGCTCTGTACCATCACAATTTGTAATTGTATAGTTAATAGTCCTAGTATCTTCATTTACAAGAGTCCAACACTCACAAGCTAAAGTTGTTGTTGTTGTAGTAGTACTTGTAGTAGTAGTTGTAGGCGCATCCGTTGTAGTAGTTGTTGTAGTACTTGTTGTTGTAGTAGTAGCAGCCGTTGTAGTTGTAGTAGTTGTACTTGTAGTAGTAGTTGTTGTAGTAACTGCTGGACAAGTTTGACAAGTCTCTTCTGCCCATACTGCCACATAAACACCACTTTCAATTATTACTATGAATTGTCTGCTAGTTCCAGTACAATCACTTATCCAAAAAGATGGCCCAATATCACCGCTAGCTATGCCGGTACTTGTTAACTCGGTAGCAGTACAAAGAGTATTTCCTCCAGCTAAAATAGTAAATGTTTCTACTGGTCGCGCTGGATTTGGACATACTACGTTACACACATCATAAGCACTTATATTGCTATAAGATGCTACAAAAGTAGCTAAAGTAGTAGTAGTGGTTGTAGTGCTTGTAGTTGTTGTAGTAGTAGTTGTTGTTGGCACTATGTCAGTACCAACTGCATCAATTACTCTAAGCAAATCAACCTTTGTAGTATCATTGTTTTCTGGACTATAATCGTACACTTTTATAAGTCTATAAAGTCCGCCATCAATAAAATAATACTTTGCAAAATCTATATTAAAAATGTCTATTTCCGTTAAATCAAAAAAGCCGGTTAGTAAACGGCTATCTTTATCAGTGATCTCGTACATGTACGGCGAATAGTAAACATTAAATAAGTTGTAGCTTAAGTCACCACTGGTCAAGTTAAAAAACAATTGCTGAGGCGCTCCAAAGTTAATGTCAATAGTTGGCGTTGTTGGATTGTTTAAATGCCCAGCAAATAAATACGCAGTGTTTGATCCTAAATTAGTGGCTCCGTTTAAGATGCTCCAACTTGTTACACTGCTGATTTTATTAATCTGCATAATACGCAAGATATGATCCATAGGATCTTCTTTGGTATTATTGTCCGACTTTTTATAAATAGCTGGGAAAATTTTGTCAGTTGTACTTGTGCCAAACAAAGGTGATGATGCAAATATTATTTCAACACTCTCAGTATCTTTAGCAAATTCAAGACCATTATCGTACACCCTATCACCATATCCCTCATTAAATTTCTTGCGATAATCTTCATTGTAAAAATCATTGTCTTGTTTATATTTAAAATTGTAATATCTAGCATTGATCTCACTCATTGGCTTGATCTTAATTGCTTTGCTATGATCTAGCTTGTCACTCCAATCAACAATCGTACCAGTATAAAAATCAACATAAGGCTTAATCACTAAATGATTTGTCTTATATTTATCTTCAACAATCAATAAATTATACATCTTCATAATAGATGTCACAAAGTCTTTTTGAAAAATACCTTTTGGAATTGTATCATTTATGACCATAGCATCGCCTAATTCTACATTTGATGTAGTGGCTACATTGTTAATTACATTTACAAAGCTTGATGTTACATCAATAAAATCACCAGCTTCAAGTGATCCAGTTGATCTTACCCTTAATACATCATTTGTTACAAGACTTACTGATAATGTTTTATTGTAATATAAGCTATCAGTATCATCATAAATTTGATTAGATCCAGAAATTGCAACTCCGTTTTTTGTTACTGATAATGAAAACGCACCTCTTGCTAAAGAATATTCACCTAATATTTCTATTGACAATGTTGTTGTCAAAGGGTTTGTGCCATTATATATAAATGCAGTATCACCACTAGCAGCAGTAAATAAAGAGCCGCTTTTGTTTTCATAGCTTACAAAATCAACACTGGTAGAATCATTTAAAAATTGACCTATGTCTGTTGATAATCTTAAAACTTCGCTTGTTTGTTTTGTAAGTTGCTTTGAATTGTTTGGCACTACTAGCTTTCTAAAATCGCTAGTATTAAATAAATCGCATTCATAAGTATATCCACTGCCAGTGAAAATCTTATCTAGGTATTCACGCACAAATAATGCTGGCTTAAATGTCTTATATTGAAAATTTATTTTATCTGTGCTGACATTGCCATAGTCAATCAAAGGATAGCAATAGCTAGTGCTGCCGCTAGTATTCCAGCTTGCCACAATATTTGCATAAGAGTATGTATGATCATAAGCGCTAAAGTCTAAGTCCTCAAGCCTTTTATTGCCAAGTGCATTTATAAATCCACCTAATTCACCAAACAATGCGCACTCATATTCAATCGCTCCATCAACATGTACGATCTCAAGTAAGCGCAAAACACCTTTCATGATCTGCAATCCGTCAATCTCTATGCGTGCCGATGCGTTACGCGCTGCGTTAAAGTTTGCAAGCACATTCGGATCAAGAGGATTGTCAAAGTTAGCATTGTTAAAATCAAAGATATTGCCTAGCAATTTATTATTGTTAGCAGTGCCGGGCAATACTATTGTCTTTGTAAAGCTTGTACTTTTGCTATCTATATTTTGTAGATCATCAATGGCATAAGTAATCTGGTTGCTTAAGCCTTGCGTCAAATCAAGTTCATATCCTTCAATAAATATTCTAGTCATGTTATCTTAATTGGCTAAAGCGTGTTTGATTGATGTCAATATCTACCTCAAAAACTCTTAATCTATTATTGACATATTTGCTATATTCAAAATTTGTATTCTTAATCAATACTGGATAAAAGTAACCATCCAACTCAAAAAAGACTTGAGGTGAGTCAATTAATTCTGCAAGCCATTCAAATTGACTATCTGTTGGCGCATTCATTGTAAGCTTATAGTTATGGTCTTTCTTATTTAGAAAGTTCACCTTGTTATCAACATACTTTTTATTGGCATCAAAATAGCTAACAGATGAGGCACCTAAAGTGTAGTCTCTTTTTTCAAATGTCTTTCTTTGTACCTCCATTGATAGCCTAGATGCTAGATCAAACTTGGCAGAGTCAAACATGCCTAGGTGATTCATAAAATGTAGGTTGTAGCTAGTGTATTTAGGATTGCACTCCAAATTAACTCTATATGTGCTAGTCCCTAAAGTAATGGTGTAGTATTTAACAGATGATGTGATCACGGCAGTAGGGTTGTTTAATGCCGGCGATCCTACGTTAAGCTGCGCAAAAGCCTTAGTGCCTCCAAGAGAATAAGTAGTGTCTGCAATCTTTACATTGCTAAAATTATAAGTTGACACAACCATTCCGCTCACATCCTTTGCACCTATATAGATATTGTCACCTAGTGCTGCATTTATTTCGTTTGGCCTATTGCTTAATGCTTTGCCATTGTAAGCGCTTAAATCTGCCACTTTGCGCTCAAATGTAGGAGCCACAAAATTGTAAGCAGTCACATTGCCACTAGCTAGGTTTAAATAAGTCACGCCGCTATATTCCTCACCGATCCTATATTGATAAGTCTGTGCTATTTGTCCGCTTACATTTGGCTCGCACATTAATACGTTTGTGTTAGGTGTTAGCCACTGGTAAGTCATTGTGTTTCTTATAATTGGCCCAGCGTCAAAATACCCTATGCCGGTCACTGGCTCTGGGTAAATCTTAACTCTTACTTGTTGCGCTCCGCCAACGTAAAGATCAACAACATATTTCAAGTCTGGACTTGATATGTTTGAATCAAATATATGCCAAAGCGTGTCTTGCACCGATGGACTGCCACTTGGATAACCTAAGTTTGTTATTGCCATTATTTATTACTTTTATTCAAATTAATTCTCTCAAATGTGATCACAATGTCCGATCCAACCGCCTCTGCCATCTTAACCTCAAAATTCTCAAAGGTCTTGTTAAAAGCATCCGTAAAATAATTTGTAGTCTTTACTCCAAATCTTTTAATTAAATAAGCTAAAGTATCAACTTGCCTATCAATTAAAGATCCTTTTTTGCTAAAGCTTACCCCTATTTTTTCGCCGCCTTTGCCTAAAGCCTTGTCATTCATCACACTTGTAATCTTCGCCTTCCCACTCTGTATGTATCTTTTTAGGGATGCTCGGCCGCTCTCTGGCATGCCATAGTTCTTGTATTGATATGGTGAATTAGGTGCATTTTTTGAACTATTGACACCTTTTACACCCTCATTGGGATAGTCAAAATAGTCCAGCATCCTTAGTCTAAAAGTAGTAACACCATTTTGCTCAATGACTTCTGGGATCATATTACTAAGCAATTCACCACTGCCGACTACGCCTTTATTGTTACCAAAGTAACTAATATTTTTTAGTAACTCTTCGCCATATTGCTCAAGCACGCCATTGACTACACCAAACTCCATGATCTCTGTGCCACCTAGATCGCCACCTTGGCTAAGAAAATCCGCTTGTGCTTTGTTTATATTGATGCTCATCTAGTTGCTTTTTACTTTTTAAATAGGACAAATCGTTAAGAAACTGAATAACTGATAAGTCATAAACTTGATCTAAAGGTATATTTTCAAACTCGCTTACTTGCTTCGCATTGAATACCCACCCCCAATTGCTTGCAAAATTTTCCTCAATTGTTGCACTCTTTTTTTGTCCAGCTTCCTCAAGTTCATCTGCGCCGTCAAACAATCCATCGTATTGTCCGTTGAAGCTTTTAAGACTTGATAAAAAAAAACCATTGCGAAATATCCGTGCTTAAAATTTGCTTGTCTCATATCGTTTGCATATTCCTCATGCTTTGATACATCGTACTTAAGCTTGACAAAATTAAACTTTCGCCAGCTCCATTCCATAGGTGTGCAAATGCTAGCTAAGATATTGTGCATGTTAATAATAGGATCGTCTTTGCTAAATGTCAAAACCTCAATATATCGCCCAGTGTTAAATGGAGGCTTTATGTCAAAGTTTAAATGATACACTTTGTTATTTGCATAAATGATAGGTCTAGGCTTTGCCATTGTCGCCTCATTTACTTTAACATCAAATGCTTTTTGTAGCTTTTGACACAAGACTGCAAACTTTTTTATTGGCATAGCATCAATCTCTGCCTCGCTTTTATCAAGCAATACTTGCACTAACCTAGTCGCTTTTAACAACTCATCTGTCTCAAGTGTTGCTATGCTTTGTAGCTTTTGGAATTTGTCAATAGTTAACTTCATACTTTATTAAATATATTTATTAGATAACATGGTACTTGCCCACTTGTTTATGATCAATACGGCATTTGTTAGCCAAGGCCAAAGCAATCACGCAGTCATCATGAAAGCCTTGCGGTGCAGAGTAACGCACGCCAGTAGGTGTGAATGTGTATTCAAACACCTCCAACTCTTGCTTAATCGGGCCATCTGGATAGCTGATTGACTTAGTTTGGATCGCGCTGCTTAGTGACTCAAGCAATTGCTGCTTGCTTGTAGCCGTAAACTTAAAGCCGTGCATCTGTGTGAACTTCTTTTGTAACTCTTCAACTATGGCATCACCTACACCAGTGCTATCAATTACGATAGGCAGATTCTTTGGCAATCTTAAGATTGTCTCTTTAGTCTGCATCCAGTCTTTTTGAAAGCGCTCAAAGTGTACCACATTGCCTTGCTTGTCCATGCCTATGATCACTGACCAGTCAACAGACTTAGCTAAGTCAATACCATAATAAGCAGCTATGCCTTTTGTTTCTTTTGTGCATGCATAGATGAAATCGCTACCAAAAGGGTTGGCTGCATTTTCCATTGGATCGGCCATGTACTCTTGCTTGAATACCACTGCTGGTAGTTGTGTTGCTGCTGCGTCAATTTCAGTGGGATCAATGTGTGGATTGTCATAGGTAGTAAATTTAAAAGATTCCCAGTTAGGCTCACCGCCACGCATAAACATGCTATAAAAATAGTTCTTGCCTCTTGGAGTGCTTAAAAATATAGCCTTGCCTTTGTAGTCAGTAAGTGTAGGTCTTATTGAATTATTCCAGCCATCCTCTAGATTTGGAATATAAGATGCCTCATCTATGATCACCAAATGGTATTTAGTACCACGCATTGCATCAAGCCTTTCACCAGTATAAAAGCGAACAGATCCGCCAGTGACAAAGTCAATAAGCAAATCTGTCTCATTCTTTTTATAAACCTTGTCTGGCAATATCTTGCAAATCTCTTTAAAAAACATCTTGCCAAGCTGATAGGTTGGCGTGATGTATGCAACATGTTGTCTCTTCAATCCGGTCTCAATAGATATGTTTTGACTGATCAATGACTTGCCAAACCTTCTACCACACATCATCACTCTAAAACGAGCCTCCGAGTCAAGCACTTGCTTTTGTGCTGGGTGTGGCTTAGGTAGTTTTATGTCAAGATTCATACTTGATTGTGATTGTTTCTATGTTTGTATTTTCAGTAGTTGCGCGATCAGTCATGCCAAGTGCATTCTTTGCATAGAAAATTGCTTTGCCTTCATTTGCTACAATATCAATAGCCAATGACTTAAACATAAATACTATCCTATTAGCAACCTCATGATAAGGATGCGTAGGATCTTGTCTTATTTTCCAAAGGCCCATTCTTGTGTAAAATTCAAAGTCATGCTTTCTTAACCAATGATCTAAGAAATAGTCAATCGTTGGCACAAAGCGATCTCTAATTTCAACAATCTTGCCCGATCCAGTTGCCACTTGCTTTTGGCCCTCCATGCAATTATCACAATACGCAAAGGCCAACTCCATCAATTTATCTTCATCAATGTCTTTGAACTTTTTAGTCACGCTTTCTCTTATTTCCATAATTTTATATTTTTAGTGCCATCACGATAGCCTCTTATGTCGGCTTCATGCTGCGCCCAATTATTTTGTAATAGTTCGGTTTTGTTATACCCATATTCATCACCAGATGCATGACCGCCTATATGCTCGGCAAGGCAGTCCATCACATAGTAGGTATTAAATCCAGCTAGGTTGGCCCTCTCACAATAGTCCAGATCAATAGGCCCATAAGGAAACATGGACTCATTAAAGATGCCGATCTTATCAACTACCTTCATACTAAGTAGCCAATTGCTTATGATGTGCTGACTCTTTATGCCACGCCTTTCTCTGTCCAAGCTGCTTGCAACAATGCCGGCATCTGGGTAAGTCTGCAATGCCTCAACCTTTTTAGCAAGCCAGTTGTCCGGCTCAATGATGTCATTTGCTAGATAAGCAATCGCATCATAGCCATCCACACCAGCAATGTCAATAGCTTCATTCATTGCGTTGGCTATGCCTTCTGTATCAATTAAGATAGTTTCTGCATAATAGCCAGTCTTTGTGCAATTATCTATTATGACTGATCTAGGTCTTTTGCCATAAATCAAGCCAGCTATTAATACTCTCATTTAAAATATGTTTTTGCCTATTTCCTTTGCTGGATTGCCAGCATACTTTGTTGCATGTGTAGTGTGTAGCTTTCTTGTCACCACGGCGCCCATACCAATCATGCATCCTTTAGCTATGATTTGCTTTTGATGGATCACTGCATTAAGTCCAATGTTGCAGCCATCACCGACAATAGTATGGCCACCAATCTTTGCACCGCAACTGATCGTCACATTGTTACCGATCACGCAGTCATGACCTACATGTGAATGCTTAAGCATCCAGACACCAGCACCGATTATTGTCTTGTCAATTGTGCCGGCATCAATAGTCACATGACCAGTGATCACGCAGTCATCACCGATCACAACTTCGCCTACTGGTGCATTCCAGAATAGCTTATGCTCTGCTGGCTCACCGATCACACAATATGGCCCGATGTAAACATTGTCACCTAGTGTGACATTTGGCCCTACAATGGCCGTCTTATGAATGAATGTACTCATTGAATGTTTTATATACGTTAACTAAAAATGATCCCACGCATGCACCACATCTGCCGTTGTATGTGTAGTACGGATCTTTTGTGCGCATGACTTCTATAAGTTCGTTTTGGATCTCATGTGTAAATCCAACCAGTTCACCGGTTGTCTTGAACAGATCATAAAAATGCTTATGCCTTAACAAGGTCTGCAAATGCTGATCGTCTAGCTTCATTAATTCGCTCATGATTGTATTTGTTTTTTGCCCACTCAAAAAGATTATTGCCCATCTTGATCCTTTCATCTGGGTTGTTTACTAAGTATGATAAATGCTTAAACCAGTCTGCTTGATTTTTTACCCATAGCACTGGTGCATCTTTGTCTAGGTTGTATGGCTCAACATCACTCACTATCACTGCCACTCTTTTAGCTGCTGCCTCAAGTAGCTTTAAATTGCTTTTGCTCGCATGCCATGGTGACTCTTGCAAAGGCACAACCATAATGTCTGCATGTTTAAAATGCTCCATGTAATTGCTTGGCAGTTCGCTTATAAGTTTTCTATTAGCTAACTTGCCGCCATTCGTAAACATTGAGTGTATCTTATCCCAGTATGATTTGCTCACTGGATCTGTGTCAGTATATCCGCCAAGCACCATCTCAATGTCTTTTAATGCAGTCAGTCTTTTAAAAGGATTTGCAAGCAACTTAATGTCCTCTAGGTGTGTAGATCCGCCGGCCCAAAAGATACGAGTCTTGTCGCTTTCGTATTTGTCACCATTGTATTGATGCTCACCATAAGGTATGCAGTTAGGCAGTATTAATACTTTCTTGTTGTACTTGCTCACTTTGTCAGCGATCCTTTCATTTGTGCAAGTCACAAGATCAGCATTAAAAATGTTGTTAATGATCCGCTTTTTGTGCGCCTCATAGCCATAATACAACGGATGATTGTATGGCAATTCCCAGTCATCATCCAGATCCATCACTACTTTAAAGTGCTGCTTTGTTTCATCCCAATCTGTATCAAATTGACTGAATCTGTTGTATAACAAAATATCAAATTGCCTCTCTTCAAGGATCTCTTTTGTAGGTACATTGCACACATGATTGTAAGAGTCTGGCATAAATGCTAAAGGCAGCATGACTCTATGCCATCCACAACCGCTTAGCTTTTGTGTGATGCCAAGCACTTGTATGATCTTAGCGTCCTTGTCCACGATATTTCTTTGGTTTTGGTGAGTGCTTGTTGTAGCTTTTTTTTGCTGATCCTATTTTGCGTTTGCCAAATGTGACCTTGCGTGAGTCATTGCTTACTTTTGCCATGATATGAATAATTGTTTAAATTGATCAAAAGTTAAATTCACAACATAAGCATCGCCATCACACACAATCTCTGTGTACTCTTTGCCTTGCTTAAAATTGCCACATGCATAGTCAATGTTAAAAAATAAAAACTCAACCTCTTCTAGATCGCTGAATTTATATTCAACACCTAATTCACTAAATAAGATTGTGTCACTATTGTGACAAAGGATCGGCAAGAGTACTGGTTGCATAATTATTTTATTTTAGTCCATCCATTTTCCGTGCATTCTTAAATGCCAAAATCTGTGCTTTAATACTTCAATAATTAATTGCCAAAAAGTATCTGTTTCATATACTCCGGCTTTTACTATTAGTTTAAAGTTTGCCATATATTATTTGATTTTTTGTCCAATGAATCCAGCACCAAAGATAATACAAATAAATTGTGAATATTCAATCGGCATGAAATATAAAAGCACTGCCGTCCAAACGCTTAAGCATGTCACGCAGTCAAAAGGCTTGATCCTTTTTTCAAAAGGGATTTGCCATACCTTTTTTATAACATAAACTATTTTGGCCACGTTCACGAAATAATACGCAAAAAAGAAAGCCGCTAGAATGATTGTAAGCATGTTATTTGTTTTGGTTATAGGCTTGGTTGTAGTATTGTTCAGGTGTCAATATATTATCATCACTGCACCAATTATTTATAGCTTGAATTATCTGCTCTTTTTCTACATTTAATTGACTTTCGCACATATCTATTACTTCAATAGGTATATTAAATTCTAGTTGATATTCTTTTAATTCATCTAATAATTCTTGCATTGCAGTTTTCATAATCTTAAATATTAGTGTTAAGACATAAATGCCTTAACTCAAGTTTTGTTTTACGGATAATATCTTTGACATGTTTTTCTGGTATGTTATAAAACTCAGCTACCTTTTTACATGATCTAAATTCAACATATTTATTGAATAGTATTGCCTCGTGTGCTTGCATCTCATCTTCACCATACTTGTCAATCAATCTTTGATTTGCTATCTTAGCAAAGGTAGGATTTAATTCTGGTAACTTTAGCTGGCTTTTTAAGTACATAATCGCTTTCTCATATTCATTTTTCCTAAACTTCTTATAAAACTGACTTGTGCTGCTAAAGGCCATATTAGTGATAATCTTAATAGAAAATCCTAAAAGGCCATTAGAGGCCCAAATTTCGTTTATTTTCTCACAATCAATGCCAAGCAAGGCTAAAGCCATTTCTTGCCTTAAATCGTCTTGCAATGACTCTGGACGCACACTTTTGATCAGTTGATTGATCTGTGGTGAGCGGTAGATGCTTTCAATATGTTTATAGCAATCTTTCATTATTTACACAAATGTACTCAATGTACTCGGTTTTTGCGTGTTTTTTTATTCCTATACTATTATTTTTTATTTTTACCCCCCCCCTAGAAAATCAAAAAAATAGAGTACACCGAGTACAAATGTTGTATTTAATTATAAATCAATGATTTAAGTAGTTTCAAAATTGTGCGAAAATTGTGCAACATGCACATTTTTGCTCGTTTTTGCACAATTTTGACGCTTTTGCACCTTTACTTTTTGACCATCCCACTCAAAAATGCCGCCCATAGGGTTAAGCTTTAGCCATTTCTCAAATGCTTGAGTCGGACTTAAATAAGATTTTAAACTCATGTTTATTATTATTTTGTCGGTTTCGTCTTGTTTCAATAGAATATCCAAATAGATCACTGGCAACTTGTATGCCTTTTTTAAATCTTAATTGGGTGTAGTCTTTCTTGTCAAGATCGTTCGTATTTAAAAATGATGTGTATTCAATCCCAAACTCCATCCATTTGTCACCTTCTAAGCTATCATAGTAATCTAAGAAATCCTCGCCAAAGTTAAGCTTGACATTCTTACGGATGATGGTGTCACTATTGTCCAGTGCTGGTATGCCGGCCTCAAGATATATCTGGACGCACTCAATCATGTAATTGTAAAAGCGATTCCACTCATCATGATCCCAGTCATTAAACAAAGCTTTGCCACCAAAGAAATCAAGCGGTGTATTCTTATGGTTAAAGAAACTACTAAACTCAATCACCTTGACTCTGCGCTTGCCGTGACCACCAGAGTAATTGATGGTGTATTGGTAGTAAATCCAAACTTAGGCGAGTCCTCGTAGGATATATAAACCTCATCTTTGTTTTTTTTCTCTATGGTCACACCTTCTGTGATCTTGCTATAAAAACCTTCAAAGTCCACATTCTTACGGCAATCCTCAATCACTATCAACTGCGTGCTTAACTCAACTCTTTGGAATGCAAAAGATTTATCAAGCTTAAAGTTCTTACCATCAATAGAGACAAGATTGATCAGCTTGCCAATAGCTTTAAAAAATAAACCTTTGCCGGCGCCACCACCTTGTGCCTCATCTTCTGTCTCTTCTGCTAGGATCACTGCAAAAGATTTGGTAGGATCTTTGTAAGTGTGCAAAAGATAACCGATCAAACTGATTGCATAAGCTTCGCGCTCTTTGTCCGAATTGCTGATCTTGTTAATGAATTTAGTGTACTGCACATTCTCATAGTCAATGTCATGATCAATGTCAATCTTGTACTGGATCACTTGATCGCGCCACACATGCATATTGATCGCGCCATACTTTAGCAATTCCTTTTTATCTTTAGTGACATGCACTACGCCATTAAGGAATGGATAATATGCAGAGTCTTTGGTATGCTTAAGAAACTTTAATTCTATGTTAGGCATAAACTCAAAGAGTGCTTTATTAAAATAAGCATCTGCGCCTTTGTAGATCACTTCACGCAGTCGCATCTTATTGATGCCGTCAAAGTTATCATAAGGGATAGCGTCAATGTAGTTGATCAAATACTTTTTGATCTGCTCAATGTTTGTCTCACTTACAAAGTTATCTACTACGCGCACCAGTTGATAGTTTAGCTTTTTATCATAGTAGTAAAGATAAAATCCACCTTCGGTAGATAATAGACTAATCAGCTTATAACGATCAATTGTGATCTGGCCTTTTGTAACAGACCAGAATGTAAGCAGTTGCGTGTCATTATCCGAGTCCATGTCTTGCACTAGCTTCTTAGCTTGCTTGATGTCAAGCTTATGCTTTTGTGATAAGTAGGCAGCAATGTTCTCATTGTCAATGCCTTCATCTTTTTTGTTAACAAAGTCTTTCTTGATGTTGCCTCCGATCCTATTGCGTTGCTCACCATAGCCATCCTTCACCAGTTGCTTGGCAGCTTCGCTAAAGTTACCATTATGCTCAAGCGTTGCATAGATCGCAAATGGCTTATAACCTTTGCCAGTGTCAAACTCTGTGCTTGTGCTAAATACTTTAAATAATCCAAGACCTTTGTGATAGTCGGCCGAGATGTGCGAGTCAGTCTTGCCGGGCCTTTTAAGAAAGTCACGCTCACCACGCGATTCTATGTAAGTCCAGCCATGCGCCTCAAGTAGTGCCACCACATCGCATTTGCTATTGTAGTCATCCCACGGCGTAGTCTGGTAAGTGTCCGAGTCTGCCACAACTTGCGTGCGCACCTCTTTGACCACTTCATTGAATGATCTGCAAATTGAGAGGATACTATCTCTTTGTTCAAGTGTGATGACATTGATCACAAAGTCTTTCTCTTTTGTGTAGCCTTCGGATGGCGGCGCTAATACATAGCCACCCTCACCGCGCGTCTCAATTAATACGATCTCTTTTGCGTGTGGCGTTTCTTTTAGTTCATCTTTTGTTGCGTTACGCATGGCAAGCTTTTGATTGCCTTGTACCTCTTCGCATCGGTAGTACAAATGATAACCGCCGGACTTTGTGCGCACCACATAAAGTAGCGGCATAAGATCGGCCAGTGCATCTTGTAGTCTTTGCCAAAGGTTGCCGCTCACATCATACTTAAGATCAACATCTATAATCTCAAGTCCGCCAGATACGGCACCGCCTATGATCGCAATATTTTTGCAACGATCATTTGTGAACTGGTGTTGTATTGTTGCATCATCCATGATGCGCGACTGAAACTCCGTCCAAGGAAAAACGGCACGCTTATTTTCCCCGATTGGTATAACAGAGAATCCTTGCTTTGTGTAATAGTTGGCTGCTTTAATCATTGGTTAATTTCTTGCATTTTATAAATTGTTCTAACTTCAAATCCTAATTCTTGTAATTGCTCATGGCGATACTTTTGCAACTCACTCAGTCTGCCTTTCTCGGCCTTGCATTCTATAAAGAATGTCTTGCCATCTTTTAAAAGCATAAGATCCGGCATGCCATTCTTATTGCACTGGATGATCTTTACAACATACCAGCCAAGCAATTCAAAATGTCGGATAACTTTACTTTGCAGAATACTCTCTCTCAATTTCTTTTAGTTTGGGTTTAACTTCTTTAATAAATTTTGATTGCACCATTATGTATAATGGTTTCTTTTTTTCTCTTTCGGGTAGTGGCTTACGGCCTCTTGTTTCTTTTTTCATTTGTTTTGTTTTTGATTTGTTGCAAACATAGTTAAAATAAATTTAAAAAAAAAGTTTTTTATTTAAAACAAAATACTTAGCTTTGTCCTATCGTTATAAAACAAACGATATTTAATTATGGCATTATCACAATTAGGAGGTGTTAACACAACTTACCTCAGTGTTGCGGACGGCAACTTAGTACGCCAACACAAACAAGCAAACGAGCGCACAACGGAGCGCTTAACAAAAACCGGCAAGCTAGTGTTTGAAGAGAGATTCAAGGATCTAACTGCAAAGCTAGAGAACATCACCACGCGCACCAATGACTATGGCACGCAGTGGCAGTTGCATTTTAAGGATGGCGATGCTAGCTATGTAGTTAGCTTGCCTTATTCCAGTCGCTATGCATCAAGCTTTTTAAAAGCATTGCCAAATCTAGATACATCTAAAGATGTACGCTTTATGCCTTGGGCAATGAAGGACAAGCTTGACGCTACAAAGATCATCACTGGTGTAACTTTGTATCAAGATGGCGAGAAAATTGCACCAGCTTACACTAGAGAGGATCCAAACGGATTGCCTCAAATGGTGAAGATTAAAGTTAAAGGCAAAGAGCAGTGGGACGATTCCGACATGATGCAATTCCTAGAGCAAATGGCATTTAAACTTTTTGCAGATGCAAATGATAATAATCTAGTGCTTGACGCTGAGGATGAAACACCTTTTTAGTTGGTGATTATTGGTTAGCGGTTTGCAGCTTCCGTACAAAAAGCTGCACTTTTTTAAACCAATAAATATATTTTATGCCAGTTATAAAAATTACCAGTGAAACTAATTTACTACACAATGAGACGCGATACTTTATTCGTATTGACGGCAAGTTCATCCAAGGCTTTGACACCTTAGAGAAAGCCGAAGAGGTGGCCCAGCAAATAGCTGCAAATGGCGGCAGAGAAAAAACAGATGAGATCACCATAAAAGAAATAATATGCTAATAAAAAACCAAACATCAAACCAGCTAACATTTAAAGACGGCCGATTCTACACAGATGAGAACGGCAACTATTTCCCTAGTGCAACTACTTTGCTTGAGGCATACCCAAAGCCAGCACAACTGATCATGTGGATGAAAGAGGTAGGCAGTAAGGCAGATGAAATAAGAGACGCAGCCGGTAAGCGCGGATCAAGTGTGCATCAACTTACTGAGGACTATGATCAAGGCATTGAATGTACTTTGCTTGACGAATATGGCAAGCCTAAATACTCACTTGAGGAATGGTCAATGTTTGAGCGCTATGTTGAATTTAGCGTAACTCATAAGCCAGAGCATCATTTAATTGAGCAAACCTTTATAAGCAGTGGCCTAGGCTTTGCTGGCACTATTGATCGCGTCTGCACTATTGATGGCAAGACTTATGTGCTAGACATCAAGACAAGTAACGGAATTTACAATTCATACTGGTTGCAGTTGGCTGCATATCGCCAGTTGTATGATGCAAGCGTATTGCATGGATCTAACATGCCAGACATTGACGGCGTAGCTATTTTATGGCTAAATGCTAAGACTAGGACTGCCGGCAAGAAAGGTGATGTGCAAGGCAAAGGCTGGCAGATGGTCAGCGAATTTGACACCTCAAAGCAGTGGTCACTATTCCAAGCCGTCCAGCAATTATGGCACGCTGAGCATGAAGGTGACAAGCCGAAAGAATTTAGTTATCAACTTTCTCATAAAAAGTAATTAACTTTACGCCATGACTACCAAAAGAAAACGATTATACTTTGACATTGAGACCAGTGCAAACATCGGTTTCTTTTGGCAGAGTGGCTTTAAACTTAATATTGGCCCACAAAATATAATCAAAGAGCGTGCGATTATTTGCATTTGCTATAAGTGGGAAGATGAGAAAGAGACACATGCTTTGACTTGGGATAGCAAGCAGAATGATAAAAAGATGCTCAATGATTTTATCAAAGTCCTTAACACGGCAGATGAGATCATTGGACACAATGGTGACAAGTTTGATCTTGCATGGGTGCGCACTAGATGTTTATTTCACGGCATTGACATGTTCCCAAAATACACAACGATTGATACTTTAAAAGTAGCTAGGAGCAAATTCAAATTCAATAGCAATAAACTTAATTACATTGCGCAGTATCTAGGGATCGGACAAAAGATTAAGACTGAATTTGATTTGTGGAAAGACATAGCGTTAAAAAATGATAAGGTCGCACTGGCTAAGATGGTAAGATATTGCAAGATGGATGTTGTGTTGCTTGAGAAAGTACACAAGCTTTTAAATAATCACATAGATGCCAAGACACACTTTGGTGTTATCTTTGGCGAGTATAAAGGTACTTGCCCAGAGTGTGGATCGGATGATTTGCATAAACATAGCAGACAAATTTTAGCAAGCGGCACAATTAAAATAATTTATAAATGCAAGACATGTGGGAAATTTCACCGAAAGACGGACAAGTAGGCGGCAATCATTATAAGGATTGCAAGATCCAGCCAACTGAATTTATCCATGCTAACAATATACCTTTTATTGAGGGCAACATTATCAAGTATGTAATAAGACATCGCAACAAAAATGGCATTGAAGATTTAAAAAAGGCAAAGCACTATATTGATCTATTAATACAATTTGAATATGAGACTACCAAAGTTATTTAATAAAATGAAACTATCCGAGCAAGAGACATGGCTTACTAATAAGCTGGCAGAGGTGCATGGCATTGAGCAAGAAATAAGACGCTATCTTGCTAAGGTACGCGGCGGTCAAATTATCTTTACTCCTAGTGATCAAATAGATCGTCTTGATGAAATAGAATTAAAGAAAGATGCTTAAGATCAAAATCATATATCGCAAACTTGGCAGAGAGCAAGCACACGGCCTAGCCAGTAGTGATGGTGTTATAGAAATTGACGAGCGATTAAAAGGCAAAAAACATCTAGAAATATTAATTCATGAGGTATTGCATTTGCTATATCCTCGCAATTCCGAGGCTACCATCGTCAAAAATTCTGTGATGCTTACACGCATCCTTTGGAGGGAGGGTTATAGACGCGTTGATCAAAAAGAAGATGAGCCGCTACAAGACGGCTTATTATAACATTGGATTGCCTTTGACCAATTAAATATGATTAGGCAAAAGGCCGGCAAAAAAAATCAATAATAAAATTTATTATAGTAATTAGGGAATGCCGGCCTTATCTTTTACATAAAGTAAAGCTACAACTTGACATACGTTATAAAAAAGTAAGTCAATAACTTGACTTTTTGAATCATTTAATATGCAATTAAGAGACTATCAATTAGACATAGCCGAGCAAGCAATTGACATCTTAAAAGAATTTAAGCTTGTCTATTTGGCGATGCAAGTGCGCACTGGTAAGAC